CTTTTTTCCTTTTAAAAAGCTCGCGCCATAGATCGCTAAACTTTTCACCGCCGGCCCATAAGTAAAAGAGTATGGGGGCGATTAGAACGTCGATAACGACCAGGACGCAGAGTAGAATTACAAAAGACACGATGCCCCAGAATAACAGAGACATGGTTACTCGTTAAAAATTGGCTCGTCGCCGCCGATGTCATAAAGCTCGGCTTTCTCGGGCTCCGGCTCATCTTTCCAAACGACGCCAATGACATAATCCGAATTAAGGACGATTTTTGCCTCGTCGTCTTCAAGATGGATTGTGATATTATTTTCGTTCCAGCTCCAGTTGACTACATCGTAATAGACAAGGGGAGATAAATATCCCGCACCAGGGTGCATATTTATTGTTAAAGCTTTCATAAGAAACGCCTCCGTAGTTATTATTTTACCGGATACTATGCGAGACTATGCGATGTTGTCAAGAGATCAGTGAAATTTCTTACTTGGGGATATTTCAAAGACCGTCGGTTCGGCCTTTATCGCCGCATTCGATAAACACATGGAAAGAAGACCCATAGCAGTCTGAGTGTCAGGCGAATTTATAATAAGGTGTGTGAGCATTTGAGTTAGGGCACCGCCCAATGCAGGAGCTTCCCTCAAGCCCACTGAGTTAAACTCTTCTAGTAACTCCTGGACACACTCCGCCGCCGTGAAAAAGTCCTCCTCGTCTTTTTCATCAGCCACAGAGAATGCGTTGCCATGCTTTTTGAAGCTCATAAACCTTCAACTCTCTTGTTTCAGGTGACAACGTATCATCGTTTTCTAATAATGTCATTTGTTGGTTTATGGCCTGGTCAATTTTACTGACCGCCCAGCTCCAATCAATTTCGCTTACTCTTTTTTCGGCTTCCATGTATCTACCTCTGCATACCATTTGCCATTGCGGCTCTCGCACACTTGGATGTTGATCCACTCATTTGTTTGGCCCGTGAGCCACGTTACAAGCTCATCGCGGTTTACGCTTAGGTTACATTTAATCCAATCAGGAGCCGTGGGCCGTGGTTTCTTGGCAACGAGTCCAGTTACAAAAATTTTTGGATTTCGTGCCTCGTTCATACCAACTCCCAATAAAGGTGCCCCCAGTCGGGGGCAACCGAACTAGGGGCGAGTCTCTTCTACGGAGGAAAAAAGCAGCCCTTGATCAAAGCTGCGAAGAGAACAACAGCAATATATGCTCAATGTATGCGATACGCAATACTAAATCGCATATATTTTAGTTATTTACCCAAAAAACCTGATTTGGGGGCAAAAAACCATGAATAAACCACGCAACTCCGAAGGTTGGCGACCCTTTGCCGGTAAAATCGACCCTTCGGTTGTAAATTAGGGCCGACATGCCGTGGTCCATGAACATTTGACCGCGTTTCTGGCCTTGGAAGGCCGCAACGGGCAATAACAAGGCGAAGGGTTTGCCCAGGGCAAAGCAGTGCGAGAGAAACTTATCTTTCTTACTGTAGGGCGGATTAGTTATCACGCCGTCAAACACATCTTCGGGAGTGCAGCTAAAAAAGTCTTTGCCCTCGCTTCCCTTCATGGAATACCCTGCCTGATTAAACCCTTCTATTAGTTTAGAGGATTTACCGGAGGTCGCTTCATAATATGTTTTGTCTTTGTCTAAGTAAGCTAAGAGCGGCCCTACTTCACTGGAGGGAGTGTAGCATTCATCCGACTCTTCATTATTACCGAGTCGCCTAACGAAATCGGTATAACTCACGTTAGGTCAGCAACCCTAATAAAAAGAAGAAGATAAAGACGCCAGCAAGGCTTAGGTAAAATATGCGGTCGCTTGTCTTTCGGACAATCATGTATCCGCCAACGCCTAAAAAGGCGAGCAAGGAAATAAGGTCAAACACGTCGTCTTCTCTCTTCTAAACAGACAAAGCCCCAGTTCTTAGGCTCGTCTTCCTCGCCTAGCCCTGGTCCCAAGTCATAATAATCAACGAAGCTTTGGCAGCTCGCCTCGTTTGGATGCCAGCTCAACGTCGCCGTTCTCACTTCCCCGCTTGAGGCTAACACCACCAAAACTAAGAGGAAGACCGATTCCATTATTCTAAGCTTCCCGCCTTATTGATCTGGTCTATCCAAATCTTATCGCAATAGTCGCAGACACTTTCTTTTGGATCTTTTCTTTTACACTTGCAAAAAGGGCACAGTCCGGCGTCTACAAGCTCTTGAAGGCTACCATCCCCTTCTTCAATCGGCATTTCCTGCACTCTTCTCTTTATACCACTCGAAAACAACGCGTAGCTGACCACCAAGGGTGCGGCCTTCAGTTTTCGACATTTCTTTTATTTCCTCATACACTTCACGGGGCACGAGAATGCTTTTCCAGCGGGTCGTATCCATTAAATTCTCCAGAATACACGGTTATGTGTGCGATATTATACGAGAATATACGAAAAGCAAGGAAAAACCGAGTCGTTGGACCGTGAACCGTGGACAGACTGTCGCAGTCGGTGTATATACTCAAACCCAGGTGGGATCTACGGAACGCTTTCAAGTGATACGGACCCATACGGACGGAAAACTTTGTGAATTGATCCTCGAAGAATGGCTTTTCGAGCGGGGTTATTGGGTGATGAAACCAACGGCGGAGCCGTGCCCTGCTGATTTCGTTGCCATATCTCCGTCAGGGGATATTTTTTTGCTTGATAGTAAGAAAGACAACCGGCGCGTCCTAAAAGGACGAAACCAACCTACCCGTATTTATCGCAAGCTTAACGATATACAAAAGAGGTTGGGCGTAAGGATGGCTTACGTTGACTTGGAGACAAGAGAAGTTAACATTGTTCCCAAGATTCCCGACTAAACAGCCTCACCCCACGACGGGCCGATCTCTACATCACACTTGCTTGGAACCTCTAAAGGAACAGCGTCGGTCATAATCTGAGCAATTTCGTTAGCTTCGTCTTTGTCTTTGACAGACATGGCTATCTCATCGTGGATCTGGATCATTGGAACGCGCCCAGTCTTATAGATGTCTACCATTGCTTTCTTTGTCATATCGGCAGCCGATGCCTGGATCAAACGGTTGAGGGCTTTGTAAGTGTATGCGCGCTTCAAACGTGTGGTGGCGCCGTAAGTGTTTACCGCCTCAGTGTAAGGCAAAGCTTTGTTCATGGCGAACGTATCGGGCTCCCATAAATCAAATCGACATTTGCGACCGAGCAACGAGCGCAGAGTGCCTCCAGAAGACTTGTGGTTCAATCGGTTAGTTACACCGTTCATCAATCCCTTCACGAACGGAACCCGCTCATGGTATTGCTTGATTATACCTTTGGCCTCATCAACCGAAATGTCTAGCTGCTCGGAAAGCTTGTTCACTCCCATGCCATACATCATGCCCAGGTTGATCGTCTTGGCCTGCTTACGCGGTATGTTTGCCATTTCAGCTACCATCGTATGAAAGTCAGTGTCCGGGTCTTCGTTATATGCAGATACAAACTCAGCCGCTCCTTCCAGGGGCAAGTTGCGGGTCTGACCATAAACATGAGCGTAATGGGTCAAGATCCGTGGTTCCTGCTGCGAGAAGTCAATCGCCGCCCATTGCTCACCCTCTTCAGGTAAAAACAACGACCGGATCATGGGACCTAACTCTGGATCGCGGGCCGGGATCTGTTGGAGGTTGGGGTTAGACATTGAGAAGCGGCCAGAGATTGTGCCACCATCGTCCGACCGGATCTGATTGATATGAGCGTGTATTCTGCCGTCACTGTGGCAGTGCTTCATAATGCTATTGATAAAGGTGCCCGATGTTTTGTTCAGGTTCCGCGCCTCGACTACTAGCTTGGCTAGAGGATGGTCATGCTCTTGTAGGAATAGTTTCGTGAACGACGGGGCGCCCTTTTCAGTCTTTGGGTAAGCTACCCCGACTTCATCAAAAGCTTTGGCTAAAGATTGCGCCGCCCATATCTCTACGTCGGCTCCAGCGACATGCTTAATCTGCTTTAGAACTTCTTTCTCGCGCTTGAGCAAACTGTCCCTGGTGCGCTCTACCCTATTAGTGTCTACCCGGACGCCTCTCATTGTCATGTCTACCAGACAAGGCAACAGGTCTAACTCTAGGTTTGCGATAGGCCACAACTCTTCTTTGCCCACCTGAACAGAGAAATAGTTCCAAAGCTCTAGCGTAAGTTCGGCGTCGGCCTCTGCATAGGGGCCAACGTGCATGGCTGGCATTTTCCACATCTCGCCTTTGGGGTCGATCCCAAACTCTCTAGCGGCTTCGACCAAAGCTTTCTCTGACTTAGTTTTGTTGAGCAGATCATACGACAAGGCGTTCAGGCTGTAGCTAAACCGGTTTTCATCAAGCAAAGACGCAATCACCATCGTGTCGATAATCCGGCCATTTACCTGGAAGCCCGAAGCTCTGATCCATCCCAGGTCATACTGAGCGTTATGCATGATCTTGTCGGCAGGGCACTCAAAGACTTTCTTGAGCCAGCGGTTGACGATCTTCTCGTCTAGGTTCCCACCTCCGAAATGTTTGACCGGCAGATAGCCTGACCAATCATCTACCGCGATGGCATACCCTACGATGTATCCATCTTTAGTGGGCCAGCCGGGACCGTTCTGTTTTAAGTTTGAGTCTTTGGTCTCTACGTCGATTGCAATTTTCTTAGCCGAAGTAAGGTCCGGTAACTCGATGGGCGGAACCCACTCACTCTTTGGCGCAAACATCGCCATTTGTAGGTTAGCCATACTAATCTTTCTCTTCTGTTTCCCGATAGACAAACTCTCCACCGAGCGCAGAGTAGCCGACCTTATCGACCCAAGAATCATACTTATCTATCGAGGTAAGCAGCCTGCTTGTTTTCACCCAGTCCATCATAAGTGCTACGTGAGCCGAGGTCAGTTTGCCGTGTGTCTTGATAGCTTCTCTAACGATAACGTTCCAACCTTCAGATATTCGAACGTGGTTATCCAGCGCATCTCCATAATCTGCGGCTCGATCCCCGTTGATAAGATCCTTAGCCGTTTCGATAATATCATTGCGCTTGCTCATAAGTCATAACTCCTTGAGGTGTCTTCTGCATCTACGATGTATAGGTTTTGTTTGGCTCTCGTTACGCCAACGTAGAACACACGATGCATGTCATCTGGGTTGATCCGCATTTCTTCGTCTGCGGCTGGACTGAGGTCCGTGAACAGCACGACGTTATCCGCCTCGCCTCCTTTTGATCCGTGGATCGTGGACGCTGTAATGCGAGGGATGCCGTTGAACTTCTCGCCGCGCCGCAGCAAGGCGGTGATGTATGCCCGGTCTGTCTCAGGTAGTTTGTCTAGGGCTTCTGACCAAATCATATCAGGATTGGCTAATAGGCCGTGGTTGTCGGCCAGCTCTTGCATGTTAACCATGTCTTGATCTTCGACGCCGGGTAGTTTCTTAAAGCCTCGTTTGAGGCGATTGCCAATGGACATAAAACCGTAAATCTTACGGGCCGTGTCACCGGAGATTTCTTTTCCTTTTCGCAACTGTTCCCAGCCATTTACTGCCTCTGATATTTTCTCACTTATGGATCTATGGCCTCGGTATGTGAAAAGATAACCGTTTGATTTCAAGTCGTTAGCTACCGGTTGGAGCTGGTAGCCGGCCTGCGATAGGATGAGCCAAGAGCCGTGGGTCATGTCCACTGCATTGATTGTCGTGATCCTTGATACTCTGCCGGGCTCTTTGCGGGGCTCATACTTCTTTGGGAACCTTCGAGCTATGCGACGGACAACTCCTTCGGCAATCCGGTGGACCTCACTTGGGACGCGATACGACTGCGAGAGTGTTTCGCTACCGCCAGGTAAGTTAATGAAGTGGTCAACATTTGCACCGGCCCAGCGATAAATCGCCTGGTCATCGTCCCCAGCGCAATACATACGCTTGGAGTGCCGGTCTAAAAGATGAGCAATGTCCCACTGTAGATTACTTAAGTCCTGCGCCTCATCGAGGAAGCACAGGTCAAACTCAGGGCAAAACCTATCGCCCTGATCGACAAACACTTGGAGCATATCAGTAAAGTCGTAGAGCCCCATGTTTTGTTTGTAGTCGCGCAAACATTTATCAACGTAGTGAACAGTGTTCCAGTCTTGGTCTATGTTGCTAAGGTTGTATTGATCCCGCAAGGATACCTTACGCAGCCGAGCTAGGTTAATCAGGCCAAGGATCGGATCGCTTGACGATACCATTGAGGGAACGTCTTCGTCAAAGCTTGTGTTTTTTGCGCCACCCAGGGCCACGCCAATCGCCTGACTTAGCTCCTTATAGTTCTGCTCCTGCATAACCTGTTCTGTCCGGATGTCTGTCGTCGTAAGAGCCAAGGAGTGTAGAGTGCGGAAGAACATAAGATCGTTCCGTGGGTCCAGTCTAAACCTTTCAGCGGCGCGCTCTTTTGCTTCCGTTGCAGCCTTTCGAGTAAAGGCCAAGAAAGCAATCCGCTGCGGGGGAACGCCCTGTTCCAAGGCATTGTCTACCATGTTCAACAGGGTTGTTGTCTTACCCGTGCCAGGAGGGCCGAATATGCGAAACATTATTCAGCCTCAAGCTTACGAACTATTTGACGGATACGCTCTCTGCTCAAACCCATGCGCTTACCGATGGCAGTCATGGTCATGCGCTTGACCTTATACATATGGAAGATCTGAAGGTTGCGCGTTGTGTATTCTGCCTTGGTCAAAACGGTGCCTCCTCTGCTCCAAACTTAGGCGGTCTGATGTCCATGTCCGCTACGTCAAACGCTGGTATTTTCCAAACACGAACTGCACGTCCTTTGATTTTTAACACCACACTCTCACCGCTTATATCACGAAGGCGCTGAGCAATTTTATGAGATTTGTATTCAAAGAATTTGTTCTTACGCAAAAATGCCTCGAAGTCTTTCAGGCGGAAATATGTCCACCCCTCGTCTTCGTCGGTCCAAGGGCGGCGGAGTAAGATTTCTTCTTTGTCCTGCGCTTGCTGTAGGTGACGGCAGAACTCTTCAAGATAGTCATAGAACTGGCCACTGATACTAGCGTCTTGTGCCACCTCAATGATTGCACTCTCATTGTCACGCATTTCAGTAAGCAAGGTCCCTATCCGGCTCTCCCACTGGTTCTTTGCTACCGAACGGGGCATAAAGTTTAGCTGCTCCATGCACGAGCGTTGAAAAGTCATTTGGTTCATTAGCGCTTCGGTGTCTAACTCCAGGGGCTCCCCGTTGACGTCCATGAACCATACCGGAGGTGTAGAGTTATACTTACGCAAGTTTGCGATAGTAGCGCCGGCAACGGCAGCTCCGATACCAAACTTTCTTGTCCGGCATAGTTCCTTATTGCAGTGCGAGTTGATTGGAGAGTCGCTACACTTGTAGGCGTAGTCCTTACGCTGCAACTGTTTGGCTACGATGTTTACCTCGGGAAGGGGCAGGGGAGGGGACAAGTATTCCATGTTATACTTTAGGATCTCCGACTCCCAGCTATCCGGAAAAGCTTTGCGTAAGTAGACACCAATATTGAATAGGCCGTTATTTCGACCGCCTTCGCTAATCAAGTTCTTACATAGGATCTGCAAGCAGGGCGGCGCGTCTTTCAAAAGCTCTGTCTCGCCGTTACCGACTACTTGTAGTTTGACCACCTCTTCGGGGGTCTGAGCATGTTTATCGTATAGCTCAAAAAATTCTTCTAGTGTTGCGGACGTTCCATCATCGAGGAACGCATAGCGCAGACCGTTCTCGTGGTCATAATAAGGCATGTTCAAGAAGTTGCCTACGTCACCACGGTCTAGGTGTAACTTCACCTGTTTGGGGAATATCTCACTCTCGCCATAGCCGAGGGCCGCAGACATATGTTGAAGAGCCTTCTGCATGTCTCGCGCTTCAACCCAGTCTTTCGAGAATAGAAAGCAGTGTGCGCCTCCACTCTTGGATCGACACACAACCAGGGGCAGTTTCATGCGCCGGATCTTTTCAATCAGGAGTTTGTGGTCCAGCGGGTATTGGTCGATGTCGACACAACCCCACTTACACATGCTGTCTTCGTTAATCGGTATTATACCGAGTCCCGTGCCATTGCCTGCTAAATGGTTTTCCCAAAGTTTCGCGGTCCGTGGTTCGCGCACGATCCCCGCCTTACCCTTGGCTTTGCCATTGGCTCCGGTCTTTTCTATCTTAAAGTAGCCATAAGCTTCTTTGAGACCATCAAATATAGATGCAAATTTTTCTAATGACATTGTTGCCCCCCTACGGAAAGAAACGCCGGGACTGAAATTAGCCCCGGCGTAAGACGATTAAAACGGCACGTCGCCGCTTGTTGGTGCATCGTCATCCGTATGTTTAACAACAACGTCACCGGCAGTGATACTGTCGGCAAATTGCTTCGCACGGCTGTACAAAGCTGCGTCGCTGATTGGGCCCTCAAGGCCCATCTCCCATCCATGCCACGAGCCTTTAGAGTTTTCCTCTTGGATCGTTTTCAGGTGATAGATGTGTGAGAAGCGGGGCGGTGTAAACGGCCCGTTCTTCCCTTGCATTTGACGGGACGCCATCATGCTGTTCCATTTCCGCGACTTCTTAAGCTGCGTAGACTTCATTGCAATCAGAGCTGTCTCTGCCGAGCCGTCCTCGTTGAGGACAACTACAAAATGCTGGTGCGTCTCTTCGATGTAGTCGCCATCGCCGCCAACAACGTATTCTTTGTTGTCGTCGGGAGAGCGCTCCGTCTTAGGACGCTGATCTTGTGGTTCGTATATTGCCACGGGCGCACCGCTTCCGCTGCCACGCGGAGCCCACTGGATAAACCGACGTTGGTAAGCACAAGGAACGACGCGAACGCCAGACTTACCTTTGATGACGGCACCAGTTACGGTGTTGTAAATATCGCCCTTACGAGCCACTTCGTTTTCATCCAATACAGGATCATTACCTGACAGAACTTTTAGGAAGGGAAGAGCCATGTCCTCCTGTCCCATGTTCTCCATGCCACGGCCTGCATCGGCTTCAAACATTGACGGATCAAACGCCGCCACTTCGGCGTTCTTCTTTGTTGCTACTTCTTTGCTATCGGCCATTATTTTTTTCCTTTCTTAATAACTGCACGTTGCCCAACCCACGCTCCAAAAAGCTCCATAGGAAACTCGTCGCCTTCCTCGACGCGCTCTTTGACAAAGGCACGTAAGGTCTGCGGGTGAATTTCTGTCTTTTGCTCTGGACCGTAACCCTGTTGCTGCGCAAAGGCAGCGAAGGAACTAGCTTGATCGTCTTCGCCACGACCAAACTGACACAAGACAGTATTCTTGATAATGTCATCGTATCCGTGGTCACGAAGCCAATCATAAGCTTGTGGTCGGTTTTGTACGAGGATAGACGCCCCATACGTTTGCTTGACCTCGATCTGGGAACCATCATCAAGGCTAAAGGAAGATATGCCCATCTCCGCAAGCATTGCAGGCATATCCTCATCCGTGAGCTTTAGAAGCGCCTTCTTCTCAGCTTTGAGTTCGTCCTCTAAACTAGAAATGTGGTTTTCCTTGTCTCGGATTTGGCGAGCCAGCCCGGCTACCGAAGTAAGCCCCTGCTGGTCAATTTTTTCGACCGATGTTGCAAGGGTCTCTTCAAAGTCTTGCTCCATCAACTGTGCGAGGTTATCGCTCATCGTGTTTCTCCTATCGTTGTTAAAGGCACCGGTTGGGCCTTGACAAATGCAGATAATATCTCATACCCCAGATAGTCAAGTAAAAATTTCAACGGAGAAAAAATGCAAGGATTCGAGTTCAAAACAACGCCTTACGAGCATCAACGTAAGGCTCTGTCTGATTCGTGGGCCGCGGAATATTATGCGTTATTTATGGAAATGGGAACGGGCAAGTCCAAAGTTACCGTCGATAATATAGCCATCCTTTATGAGCAGGGCAAAATAAATGCGGCACTCATTATTGCACCAAAAGGCGTCTATGACAACTGGGTTAAGGGTGAGATACCCGTTCATCTGCCGGATCGAATCGAAAGACAAGTGTTGCGCTGGCAACCCACTAAGACAAAGAAATACGAAACAGAGCTGATTGATTTCATCACTAGCGAAGAAAAGCACCTGAAGGTTTTTGTCGTAAACGTAGAGGCTTTCTCAACGCCTAGGGGCTATCAGGCAGCTCAAGCTTTCTTGCATCAGAACCCCGCCAATATGGTGGTTGTTGACGAAAGCACGACTATCAAGAACCGTAAAGCTCAGCGGACAAAGAACATCATAAAGCTCAGAGACATGGCTAAGTATCGCCGCATACTTACCGGCTCGCCCATAACAAAAAGTCCTATGGATCTTTTCTCTCAGTGTGACCTTCTCAGAGAAAAGTGCCTCGGCTTCAACAGTTACTTTGCTTACCAGAGCCGCTACGCCAACGTACAAAAACGTACAATGGGACATCGGAGTTTCCAACAGATTGTCGGATACCGGCGGCTGGACGAGCTGTCAGAAAAGCTAGATTTGTTCAGCAATAGAGTTCTCAAGAAAGACTGCTTAGATTTGCCCGAGAAGGTTTATATTCGACGCAACGTTGAGCTGACCCCAGAGCAGTACACCTTATATATACAGATGAAAAAATTGGCGCTGGCCAAGATGGATAGTGGCGAATTAGCAACAACCGCCAGTGTTCTAACGCAAATCATGCGCCTGCAACAAATATGCTGCGGGCACCTGCAACCCGACGAAGGTGAGGTTCAAACAATTAAGTCAAACCGATTGCCGGCGCTCATGGACGTGGTTGAAGAGGCACAAGGCAAAGTTATCATTTGGGCTACCTACACGCACGATATTCTGGCGATCCGTGAGGCGTTGGACGCGGAGTATGGGGAAGACAGCGTGGCTTGTTACTATGGAGCAACACCTCAAGACGAGCGACAACAAATTGTTAACCGGTTCCAAGACCCAGACGATCCGTTGCGCTTCTTCGTCGGTCAGCCAAAGACCGGCGGCTACGGAATTACTTTAACTGCTGCGAATACCACCATTTACTATTCCAATAGTTACGACTTAGAGATACGGTTGCAGTCGGAGGATCGGGCGCACCGCATCGGTCAAACAAACAAAGTAACATACATTGATTTAGTATCCCCGGACACTGTTGACGAGAAAATACGCGAAGCGCTGAGAAGCAAGATTGATATTGCCGGACAAGTGTTGGGAGAAGAAGTTAAGGACTGGTTAAGCTAAGATGGATTTTGCAGAATTTAAAAACAGGCTTGAAGTTTACTGTCACCATTTGGACACAACGCCTGAGATCGTGTTTAGCGAGTCTCGAACTCGTGCTGCTGCTCGCCCGCGACAAGTCCTTATGTACTTAGCTCACAAAGAAGCTGGGGCATCTTATTCCGAATTAGGAAGATACTTTGGGGGCCGGGACCATACTACCGTTATGCACGCTTGCCGAAATGTTCCTAAAAATCTTTGGGATCTTTATCAGCACCTTTTGCTTGCTCATAAGAAAGCAGAGGCTCGAACAAAAACTCAAAAGCTTCTGAACGACTGGAAACAGAAAAGAAATCGTGTTCTGGCTAATAGCCCGCACATCAAGCTAAAGACCGTGCATAAACCAATTAAGTTGCCACGAGGGAACCGGTCGTACCAATACACCTGGCATTCTCCAAAAGAACAAGCTCAGCGTATGATGGCGGAAGGAATCTTAAGCCGGCAAACTATCCAAAGACTAACAGGAGTTCGAATCTAACCATGACTGTTCAAGTTATCGACAATTTTTTAAAAGAAGAAGAAATTCAGACCATCGTGGATAAAACAATTTACGACTGGAATTTTCCTCTTTATTACAATGATGTAAAAGTAAATCCAAAGAAAAGCTCGGCGGGCGATCACGATTATCAATTCACTCATCTTTTTTACATGAATGAGTCTGCCAGTAGTCAATATATAGAAGTAATCCAGCCGGTGTTGGATCGCCTTAATTTTGGATCGCTCGTTAAAATTAAGTTGAATCTACAACTAAAATACACCTCTATCGAAGAATTTGACCTCCATAACGATTTGGGCGAAGATTATGGTCATGCCAAAAGTGCCGTTTTTTACCTAAACGATAACAACGGATACACTAGGTTTGAAAACGGCGAGAGGATTATCTCTAAGCGAAATAGAATGGTTATTTTTGACCAGAGCCTTAAGCATACCGGTTCTACGTGTACGGATGCTAAGTTCAGAGCTGTTCTTAACATCAACTTTTACGAAAAATAATTACCCGGTCCTCAAACTTCCGATACCTTGGATTAACTCGCGGTCCTCTGGAAATAGTGCCGCAAACCTAGCCCGATCCACTGGCCCCGAGGACTGAATAGCTGGCCGCTGCGCGACCGCGGAACCCAAAGGGACCGGACTAGGTACGGCTCCACCGCCCTGAGTGGGAAGTTGAGCGGGAGGAACTACCAAGCTTTGCTGATTAAGCAGAGCCTCATTTTCAGCTTCCATTCTTTCACGAAGCTGCTGTATTGTTCTGGCTTCGTCTTCTGGAAGACCTGGGAGATCTTGATCCTCTGCAACTGTACGAGTAATCGTGGGCTGTCCTGTAAGGCCGACACCCAAGAATCTCTCTTGAACCAGTCCGATAATTCTATCGTAAAGTCTTTCAGTTGCTTGAGGAGTAGCACTTTTTGGCCGACGCATTAACGCTGCGGTCAAAGCTGGGTCCGTGAACACCATGTCGATAGCTTCTAACCTTTTTGCAGCGGGCAGCTTTAAAAGAATTTCTCTAAGCTGTCTGGAACCAGCACCCGAAGCGGCAATAACACCGGGGCCCGTTCCGCCCATTGCGCCAAAAGCTCTTGAGCCGGCTGCCGAACCTAAGACGCCTACATAAAAATCCAAAATCGGACCAGCCTCCGCCGCGAAGTCTGGGTCATTCAAACGCCCGGCTGCATCGGCAGCTTGTACTCTGGACATTTGCTCAGACATAAAACGAAGGCGATTTCTTGTTTCATTTGAAACAACGCCGTAATTGTCTGCAATATCCATCAAAGATGTTCTGGGGTTATTTGGAAGCGGCTCAAACAACGTTTTGTAGAACACTTGAGGATTAAACGCGCCTTCCCCGCCTGCTTTTAGATAAGCAAACTCCAGCATCGCGGTTTGTAGAGCGTCGTTAACTTCACTTTCGGTCAGCTCACTACCTAAGATTTTAGACTCTCTATTAGCCCGCATACGACGCAAACGAAGCGTGTCGGCACCCATGCGTCGTAGAGCAAACAAGTTGTTAAATGCGCGAACAGGATTTTCTGCATTAAACGCCTCGGTAACAGCCACGGTTGGAGATGTTCCCCCAATAAGTTGTGACAGATAGCGCTGCCCCCGATTGATTTTATTGGCGGTAGCTTCTGTGGCCTTGAATACATCAAGTGTTCTTTGCGCCGAAGCTGCATCCGCTAGATCTATTTTTAGTTGAGGGAATAGCTCTAAAAGCTCCGCGTTATCCCGCTTGTAATCATCTAACGCTTGCGCATTGATAACCGTTCTGGTTTCTCCAGTGCGGGGGTCAAAGACCTCTCTTGAGGCTACCTTACGAAGGTTGCGCAAATAACTATCCACAAGATTATTCACAGTTGAGAAGACAGGCTCGCCTCCGGCTGCAAGCTCATCACTATAGGTGCTTAAGCCCTGTGAGTCTGCCCACTCCGCGGCATCTTGCAACTGTCTAACCCGAGATAAGGTTACCCCTGGGTTACTCTTAACATAAGTTTGGAAAAGAACTTCTGGAGGCAGGCGGCGACCACCTGCTCTAGTAGTTGCAGCGCTTGGTCCTACGATGGTTCGGCCAAAGGTGTCGTTATATGCTCGCGTGTATGCTCTCGCTACATCATACGCCTCGCCAAAGCCATCTACATCTAAATCATCTAAGATAGACTCAGCAAGCATACCAATGCGGCGACCAAAATCTCTTGTTTCTGGATTTGCAGCAAACCCTCGTGCAACGTCTAGCATACGGCTTCTTGCTTCTGTCAATCTTTGGGAGTCGATAGCCGTGAGTGACTCTGTAGCCTCGGCTCCGCGGGCCGCGGCTCGTGTTTCGGCAGTTGACTTAACACTAGCCAAGTCCGCCATAGAATCCAGGGCGGAAGAAATACGGCCTCTGTCGCGTCTTGAAATAATGTCGCCAGCCTGGCCAGACTCTTGAAGAACTTTTTGGCTCTGCGAACGGAAAAACGCTGCTTGTTCTCCAAGCGGCAACGCTTGCGCCTCATCTGAAATTCTATTTAAAAGGCTTTGTCCTTCTGGAGCGCCATCGAGTTTAATCAGAGCATTTTCAACCTGACCCTGGTATCTGGCAATGTTGGCAAGCTCCGCTTCAGAAAACTGAGGTAACGGGTTTACCCCAAGATCTCTACGAGCAGTGTTTACGAAATCTGTTATCTGTGGAACAGCCCGCTCAAATTCACGTTGAAGCGCAGGGTCTTTCAAACTTATTTCGTTCCACATTTTGAGGAACGCAGGTAATTGATCGTCGGTAGCGTTCGGCCCTAGCGGTTGAATAATTGGAACATTTTCAACCTCACCCCACAGTTTTCTTGACTTGGCACTAGAAGCAGCAATAACCTCTTCAAGGATGTTGTCTAGTTTTACGGAAAGCTGCTCGGGGCTTTGAAAGCCGGGCTGTCCTGGCAAAGCCTTAAGTCGTTCATTCGCTTCTATAACATCGTTAACTCTGCGTTGAAGATTTGTTTGCAAGGAATCCGTAAACACACTTTGACGCAAGGCTGCCGCTTGTTGTAAAGAGTTCGGATCGCCTTGTGAGATCAAGCCTTGAATGTAGTTGTTTATAAACTCATAAGATTGACGTTCTGCTCTTTGGCGAGCAGCGTCTAAGCCACGGGATCCACCTGTTTTCGCAGCTTCGACTGCCATGAGAAGCGGATCTCCACTTCTTTGAGCCGCTGTAAACTCAACTCCTGGGAAAGCTTCTTCGAGCTGTCTTGTCATTTCAGGGCTAGTTAGTCTTTTAATTAGCTCATCATATTGTTCGGGAGACCCAAAATCCTCATACAATTCATTGATATTATTGAATAAATTTCGCTGCTGACGCGTAACAAGCGCGTCCCCAGCTCGGGCAGCGTCTAAAGAGGCTTGCTCTGACACAATCCGTGGAAGTAGTCGCATGACTGTTGCCGCTAATGTGTTTGCACCAACAAGCTCTGCTCCAACACGAGGAAGCACCTGACCGGGATAACTTCTTTCCGCAGAATATGCGCCTAACGTAGCACCGCCGGCAGCTACCGCTTCGGCTGCCGCCGTTAGTCTGGGTGCTGCGCGGGCCGTGGCCCCTCCAGTGCCAACAAAGGTTCCCAAAGCTCCGGAAATTTTGTCCCCTAAAGTGGGGTTAGGTAAATTATTTGCCCACTGTCGGGTTCCTAGTGTTGCTGACGCCGTTGGAGAGAGCATCCAAGGCGCAAAAATACCTCCTGAAAAGGCTCCTAGCGTTCGATACGCTTCGTAAACTGCCCGCTGGCTAGGAGTTACAACTGGATCGGGGCCAAGTATTTGCTCTTCAATTTCGTCTCCCGCCATATAAACGCCGGCAGCGGCAGCTAAACCGGCAGCGCCAGAAGCCAATGCCGAACCTATCACTGCGGGTCCTGCCAGTGGACGCGGAAGTGCGCGAGCAGAAGGAATGAGACGCTTACCTGTCTCTCCGGTAGCTTTCATAAACGCGTATGTAGCGGCAGCGCTCTTTCCGGCTTCGCCTAAAAACGGACGCATAAAAGGTGCGTCCCCCGCGTTTGTAAATAAACGAATAATTTCCTCGTTACTTAGAGCTTTCTCCCGAGGATCTGTGACACCTTGCCTAGAAGGCAGCAAATCTAAAAAGGGAGACCTTCCAGAAGTAAGTGCGTCATAGTTAAAGTTGTCTATATAAGAGTAGTCACTGGCTCCTAACGTGGCAACAATATCCCTAGCTAGTGCTTCGCTAGGGTTATCAAAAGTTTTTCTAAAGGTGTCTACGACATCTTCTGTTAAAACAATGGGGTTGATCTTTAGGTAATCCGGAACGGACGTAGTTTCGGTAACTTCTCCGCCGTCCTGCATGTAGCGAATCTTATTTTTCTTCATATTTACCTCCTAAACAACCCAGGTATTCCGCTAGTATCTCCTTGGATGGCTTGCAACCGAAGTTGTTGAGTTGAAGGGAAACTTTGGTTTGAACCTTGGTTCATTTGATAAGGACGAAATTGAGGGAACAAGTTAGAGGGAAGCTCAAATTCTTCGATGGTTTGAGGTTCTGTAGTCACATCTTCCGGTTCTTTTGTTACTACCCCTTCTTCAACTTCCTCTGGTTCAACCGGGTTCAATCTTTGTAGAGTAGAAGTCAAGGGAACACCTGAAGTCAATATCGCCTGGTCAGATTCAACATTTCTGATAACCGTATCGCTGTCGAGAAACTTATCATATATTGCAACGGCTGCCGTAGTCTCTGCAATAAGTTTAGTTAAGTCTGATTTCAAGGACCGTGCTTCGGTAACTTGTTCTTGCGTATATCCTGTAGGATCGCCCAACACAGTTTCAACTTTTTCTAAAGAAGATGCAAGAGCGTTACGTGTAGTTACAATGGCGTCTCTCGCACCACGGTCTGTTTTTAAAGGTCCGGGGCGGAAACCGTCTACTTCGGCACCCAACAACTCAGCATCTAATGCAAAAATTCTGCCCTCTGTTCCAGAACGAATTACTCGCATAATTTCGTTAGCAAGACGTTCTAGTTGAGTGTCAGTTTTTGACGTTATCTCGCCCTCTTCTCCACCATAATCTCCTGTCAACTGACCGGCTAATTGGTTGAAGAAACGATTGACGCCAGATTGCCAATCCTGAGACTTGGTGAGATCTTCACCTTGTATAATAAAAGTCGGTTGACCTTCAAATTCAGAAAAGTCGATTTTTCCGCTCTCGTCAAACCTGACGCGGGGACTTGTTACCCCTGTTTCAATCGTAACGGTTGCCGGCGGTCTACGGACTGTAAACCCTTCATCTGGATCTTCTCCAACCCTCGACGGAGTTGGAGGCAGGGTTTGATCTGGGGAAACTCCAGGAACCGCCAAGCCCAAAGACTGTCGTTGAGAAATAGCTTCTAAGACATCTGGACCTAACTGTTGCCCCGGCACCGTTACAAACCTACCGTCTGCCTGACTCCATGCCGTTGTAGGTTGGGTTAAGCTAGATATTAGGTTGGTGAGTAACAAAGCTTCGTTAGGATCTCTTTGATCAAGCGCACCGGAGGCGTAATCCTTTAATCTATCCGCGTCGGAAAGATACGTCATTGTTAGGCCTTTGAAGCTTCCACCTAAAATTTCTTCGGCTTCGGCAACATCACCTTCGGTAAGCTTTGAAAGTTGTTCTAAGCTGGGGTTGGATACAGGAATAAACTCAGCTCCAAGAGCGGCGCGCTCTTCTCTCCCCTCTTCAGTAGACAAATCTATTACTTTTAGCTCTGCGGGATCTGTCGTGCTTGCGAAAACTTGAAGATCAACTTTTGGCGGCTCTTTTGACTTCGTAGCCTCCATCCAAGCAGAGGTAGTAAATTGAACATAGCCTTCGCTAGTAAGCTCTGCCGCTCTAGCACGACCGGCATCTGTTGAAAGATCTATACTTTCATAAGTATCAATGTCGTTCGGGCTGGCAAACAACGCATAGTTAGGTGCTTCCTGACTTTCTGCGGTCGCCGCCCCGCCAATAGCCAAGTTAGAATCTTGAACGGCTGCTTCGTACTCAGGAGTTCCAGGGATGTATGATTCCATACGACGCGTGGTATAGTTGTAAAAGTTAACAGCCGCTTTTGGCTCATCGCCTAACCCGGTAAGTTTCACGTAATCAGCCATAGTGCCTGGCATCACGCCAGCAGGCAACGCAGCAAGTTTCTCAGCGGCATCTGGAGCAGACAAATCAATACGAGTAATCGTTTCTTGCGGGTTAGCCGGATCAAAGAACACTTTGATATTAGGGGCGTCTGGATCATCTCCCAGACCCGTAAGGTCGATGTATTGTTCCAAAGTGCCCGGGAGTACATTGGGGGCAAGGTTAGCTAATTTTTGCCGGCCCTCTGGAGTAGAGGTGTCAATGCTTATAAGAGTCTCAGTCGGGTTCTGTGGATCAAAGAAAATCTCAATACTAGGCGCGCCTGGGGTTATAAGGCGTTGGTGCTGATCTGGAGTAAATTCACCATACCCTTGAGCCGCAAGAGCCTCTGCTTCCAAGAGCTGAGCTGGATTGGAAAGATTTAAAATTTTGTAGGTAGTTGGGTCCTCTAGGTCTGCAAATACTTTAAAGTTAGGCGCGGCATCTGCACGAGCTTCGCTAACCGTAAAGTTACCCACCCCAAAGGTGTCTTGTAACGCCCTAAAGTTACCTACAGTCAGGGGCGCTTGGTATGTTCTTGTGAGGGGGTTTCCATCGTCATCAAAGAGAGGCTGACCTGACTCACCTAACTCGGGGATAGTTATGTCATATATTTTACCTAGAGCTGCCCCGGCTGCGGCGGCTTCGGCTGCGGCGGCGTCTCTCTCGGCCTGTGCTTCGGCTGCGGCAAGTGCCGCTGCCCGCTCTTGCTCTGTTTGATACAAGCTCTCTGCCCGCTGTAATGCGGTCAAATCAAGCTGTCTTTGTTGATCACGCTGCGATTGCTTAAATTGGCCGAACTCACCAGCACGAGCGCCGATGTTACCCAAAACAGGCGTAAAGGCTTGTGCCAAACGTGAGGCAGGGCTCATGGTCCGTTCGCCGGGAGTGGCAAACATTAAACCACCTTGCGCAATATCAAACAAAATTTGCGCCTGCGTTAGCTTGCGTTGCTCTGCTAAATCCGCTGCTTGCTGGTCCGTTCCGAAGATCTGACCATATAGAGCCCGTTGTTGGTCAAAAAGCTCTTGTTGCCGTGGAGTAGGCATGGCGACGCCGCCCGATTGCATATGCTGAACCGCGCCGCCTTGACTAAAATTTACGGGAGCTGGACCTCCTTGATCCGCCATGTTTACCGTGGACATTATCCCGCCGGCCATGTTTCCTTCTACCGGGGTGTCCATCATGCCAGGGACCATACTTCCAATTCCTTGATCTACCGCTGCAAGCTGCATAACAGGTTGCACGAGAGTTAAGACGGAATCAGGAGTTTGGGCCGCGTCTTCCGGCCCTACCACCCCGGCTAGTTCTTGTCGTCGCCCTTCTATGGGGACCTGATCCCCACGTATTGAGTTCATCACTTGAGCATAATCACCAGTTTCTAATGCTTGGTCTAAGCTACCAAAAGAACCGGCTGCTTCTTGAATCATTGATTCTAAAAGCATTGGATCAATCGCACCCTGTGCTGCGCCGGGAGCCGCGGGCATTGCTGCGGGATCCATTGGCATAGCAGGTGCAGCTTGTGCTGCCATTTGCGCGGCTATCGGCTCACCGCCCATCTGCATTCCTACCGGACGAGGCGCCGGAATACCTCGGTCAAAGGGTCCTGGTGTGGGGGGCACACGAACCATACTTGGCTCTTCGGCGTCCAAGTACCTTAGTTCTTGTGTTGTTCCGGGGAACGGTCCGGGAGGTCCTACGCGAGGAATACCGTTTATCATCTCGACGCCGCTCATTGCGGATGTCGGCGGGGTTGCTGATCCTGCGGATGTACCGCCCGGAGCAGGCAAGGATTCAATGCCTCCGGCAGGGGCCATAGGAAACGGAAACTCTACCCGTTCGCCAGTCATCGGGTCAAGCTGCCGGGTCCTCTCTAAGTCTCGCAAAGTAGACTCAGGGCTAGGACTGCTACGCTGCATCCTAACAAATTCGGCACTTTGGTCTCGAAGATTATTTATTTTCTGAGTAACTTGAGCAAGTTTTCTTCTCGCAAGGGCCTCTTCATATTTATTGTTTGACGCTAATGCTGCGTTCAAAAGGTCCGTGTAAGCGTTTGCTTCAGCCTGAAGATCTTCAAACCGCATTCTGAAATAATTTTCGTCCGGAACAAAACTGGCAACTCCGCCATCTTCCATTGGAATGACCCCACGGCCCATAAGAATATCCTTTTTGGTTACTTTGCCGTCACCACTTAAGTCCGGAAAGCCGACTGAGCCGCCCTTTTTAAACATTTGACGATCCATTACACTTCTGTTCATCATTAGAATAACCCTGCTTGTTTCGCCCCAGCAACGGCTGAGAGACCAGATATACCCAGACCCAAGATTTGTTGAGCCGGGGAGACTTGTGGCGCAGTAGACGCCGTGATTGCTTGTTGAGTAGTTGGCGCGCCTTGATAAATATCAGACAAGAAGCCTAACCGCTGGTATGGCTCGTAAAGTTGAGTTTGTTGAGTTTGGCGATCAGCTTCAAGAACAGCTTGGCGCTGTGCTTGCTCTTGCTTACCAAGATCAAATAAGAACCCAGTTTCGCGCTGACCTAACTGCTGACCAAGCTCACCCAGACCCGCTTGACGTATGCCAAGCTCACCTAAAGCCTGACCTTGAGAGAGCCCGAGCTGACCATATTGAGCGCCCAATGCGCCAATACCCTGACCAAGCTGACCCATCATCTCCTGACCTTGAAGACCAAGAGCGCCAGATTGCCCTGCTAATTGACCGGCAAGTTGAGCTGCGCTTAATCCAGTAGAAGAAGACAACTGCTCAATGTTCATTCCGGTAGAAGCCAACGCTTGAGCGTTTGCTGCTGCAAGTTGTTCACCAGATAAACCAAGCTGACCTGCAACTTGTGCGGCTTGAATACCTTGCTGACCTAATTGCGCTGCACCCGACTGCGCTAGTTGCTCTGCGGACATACCTAATTGAGCGCCCGCTTGAGCGGCTTGCTGCGCACGAGCTTGCTGCGCCTCGAAAGATTGCTGCGCACGTTGTGCTGCACTTTCAAAACCGGCGGCCCGCATTTGAGCCGCGGTCCGCGCTTGTTGTTCTAAGATATTTCGACCAAGTTCCGCCTCTGCAACCGCTTGACGAGACCCGCCAAACGCCCCGGCGCCCACGGCTTGCGCTCCAATTTGCTGCTGCTGAATATCCCCAGCACGAGCAACATCGGCCAGTGCTTGCTGAACAGCGGCATCTTCATATGCGCTCATAAACGCGCCAATTCCGCTAGGTTGGAAGGCTTGCGTTGTACCTGTAAAAGCTTCTTGACCAAGCTGTGCTTGTCTTCGAGCCTGTTCAGAGGCTTCTAATAAACCCGCCTGAGCTTGCTGCTGAGCCTCTAAAGCACCCGCACCCATAGCTCCATAAGTCCGCGCACCTTGCGTAACGTCACCTAATTGCGCGCCGAGTGTTTGACCAACACCGGCACCGCCTAATCTAGCGAGGTCAGCCACGGCCTGACCGCGGCCCGCGGCAGCTCCTAAAGAGCTTTGTACGTCGTAAACTTGTTGTGGAATGCCGGCAGCTCCAGCGCGCATAAGTGCGGCAGCTTCTTGTTGAAACGGTGCTGCGCCGGCCATAGCTCCAGTAAGGGCTTGTTGTGCTTCCCCTAAGGAATACCCCGCCTGATCTAAATAAGGTTGGTATCCTCCAATTCCAGCTCTGGCCAAATCTATTGCCGAAACTTGCAGATCCGACATTTCTGCCACTAATTGTGGCGGAATTGTTATTCCTTGGTCTGCTAAAGCTTTTGCTGAATCAAGAAGCCCGAGTTTACGGGCTTCTATTTCGGGAGCTTCGCGCTGAATTACCTCTGTACGTTCAGTAGCCATTATGCCATCGCCCTTCCACGGCTTTCAAGGTTTCGCATCACCGAATACATGTTCTTAATGCCGTCATTTAGATCACCGTTACCTAAACCACGAACCGCGTCTGTAGTCATTACAAATTCTCCAGGCATTAGCATGGCTCGAACACTGTCCTGACCGGGAATACCTTCATCCGGCATAATTCCGCCGTTGCGACGTGGGAAGATAGCACCTCCGTCTGCGGCAAAAAGAGGACGTGAGTAATATCCGGTATTAAACGGAGAAGTTGGAGCTGAAACATATTGCCCGGTAGTTGGATCTAAAACTTGACCCCCGATGTCAGATACAAGATATTTTGAAGGATCTAATTTAATAAGATCTTCTCCAGTGGTTTCGTCTACAAGGCCCGCAGAACCAACTTCAGGCGTTTCAAACATGCCCGTTGCGCCCATAATACCCAGTCCTCCGGCTACATAAGGCACCGCTTTTTGGAACATGTTAGGTGTTGCAGCGGAGGTCACTGCTTGAGAAACCCGTGAAGTTATTTCTGCCGGTGTAAAAGGAGCGGGTAGATTAAGAGCGGGATTTGCTGCATTCATCTGCTCAATGAGTTGAGTTTGTGCTTGAATGTTAGCCAACTCTCTTTGACCTGCTGCCAACCCTCTGGCCGCACTGGGCTGCGGGTTGAAGACATCCGAGATACCTCTGCCCATCTTCCTAAGAAGACCTTCAGAGGGTTCTGGTGTTAGTGTTAAGTCTTCTACCGTTGCTTGAGCTACCTGTGTTTCTGTCGGAGTTAAAGCTTCAGTTGCAGAATCGCGGTAAGCTACTAGCTCTCTTTGAGATTGTGGAACAAAAGGTGTTCTGTCGAATAAACCGCGTTGACCTGCGTTTGCTGCACGAGCTTGCGCGCCGCCAAAAATGTTTCCTGCGGTAGTTCTTGTCGCTGATCCGAGAGCCGCGAACCGCTGTCCAGGATTTGCTAGTCCGGCTTGAATGTTCTTCATAAAGCCGCCCTGGTTTCCAGTAAAACCTTGGTAAACCGCGCCGGTTAAACCTGCGGTAAATCCCGACTTCAACGCATCTTGAACAGAGCCGCCTTGAAGTAACGTGGCAATACCAGAACCTAGCGCAGAGCCGTAAATAGGGCCTAATATTGGCGTAAAAACAAAAGATAAGACTGGAGCGGCTACCTTTTTAAGTACGCCAGCTAACTTATCCCGTATGCCTCGTATTCCTTTAGCTATTCTATCTAAAAAGAACTCAGCAATTCCAGTAGCGGGGTTAATACTGTTTGCATCAGATCCCGCAACATAACGGTTGGGGTCTTCTACGCCCATGTCGCGTAGTCTTTGAAAAATACCTTCTTTTAAAGCTTCATCTTTTTCGAGAAGCGCGACTGGGATAACCATCTCGCCGCTTTCAAGGTGAGCGATAATATTATCGCCATAGCGTCCCATTGCCGCCATTTTTTGAGCAGCTTCAGGGAGTTGAATAATACCGCCTTCAGAATCAGATAATTTGGCGCCGCCCCCGTAAACCGCTTCAATTTCGTCGTCTTCCATAATGAAAGCGCCGATACCACTACCGGGGACGTTTAATTCTTCTAGTTTTTCCATTTCTTGTGCCATTATCCCGCTCCACCAGTGATTCCTTGAGGCGTTGTTACCTGTATGGTTGTACTTCTTTTTTCAGCTCCCGTCCATGAAGAACCGCACTCTGGGCAATTTCCATCCGGATAAGATGCAATTTCTTCTGGAGTATCTACTACATTACCGCAGTTAGCACAATGCACAGTGTCCGAACTTGTAGATGGCAGAAATTGACTGCCATTTTGCATTGTAATGATTGTTTTATCGCTCATGTTATAGTCACCGTAACTGAACCAACCGATGTTGTCGAAGAATTACCACGAACATTTGGTTGATCTAACAAAGAAATTTTTAGGATACCGTCTTGTTGAAAGACTGCCCCAGGCTCTAACCCGACGTCATCTGTTTGCAGGTTGGTAAAAACCATTCCTGTGTTTCGGCCTTCGCCGGGGTTTTGCATTTGACTTAAGTGATTAGAAAAAGCTCTAATTATCTCTGCAAAGTAAGGCTGTTGATACTCCCCGGGGGGAATAGGAAAGTATGGACGAACAAGATTACGAGACATTAACGCCTACCATCAGGTCGTATGTCATAACGAAGTGTGCCTAATCGCCACCCCACGCCCGTTTCATCAGACGTTACTTTAACACTAAACTGACGACCCCTAAGACGTAAATTTACCTGCTCAGTGCTTGAGCCTATCTCGCTAGTCACCGTTCTAGTGTAAGTACCGTCTACATAATTACGAACATTCGTCGTAATGTCCGCTATGGGCGCTGGCGCACTTGAATTACGAAAATCAATATCCGGTATCAACCGACTTAAGAAAGTAAATTGCTGACCGTCTCCCATATCAACAGGACTAGATTCTACATAAGCGGTTATCGCAGTCGCAGGAGACGCACTTCCGTCGTCAAACCCAAACTCCTGGTTATATAAGAAGTTGTCTGGGGAGGCGGCTACCGGGTTTTTTTCAATTCCACGATCTACCCAGCATGTGCGCGCCAAATTACCGTAATACCAGGTTTGCTCTTGATAATTATATATCACATACCGGTCATTTTCTGAGCTAGACTCAGAAGGGTAGAACCACCAGATTTCGGTGTTTTCGGCGTTTAAGCCGGCTGTAATCTTTTCAAGCTGGTTGATATTTAAGTCGTCAAAAACATAATCTCGAACGGCACAAGGCAACCGTTGAACCGATCCGTTGTACACGTAAAACTCGGTACGGCCCATCCAGTAAACCTGGTCATCCACTGCAATAGAAGCAAGTGGGCTCGCAATAGTAGTGTTTTCAGAAATGAGCTGAATACCGAAAGTAAAGGGAGGGCCCAAATATTGCATTGCATAAAGAGCGGTGTCCGTAAAAACGACTATCTGCTGACGAGTTTCTGCGGCAGTAACAATTTCAGACCCCGAGCCTAACCTTAAATCACCCGCCGTTGTTAAGGGCGTTGCTTCCCATTCCGTCAAGCTTTCTTGATCCGAAAATCTAATCAACAGGGGATCTTGAACCCCTGGGTTATCTTGAGAGTCGCAACCAAAAGCGATGACGTGTCGATCTCGGTCAGAAACTAAGACTTGTTTAGCTACCGTAGGCGCATAATTAGACCCCGCCAAAGAAGACAAAGCAACGCCCCTGGTGTTTAATCCCGTAGACTTGTCCCAGTAAAAAATGTCTCCATCTCGAACGTTGTATAGAAGATCTTCGCCAAAGTTGTCATGGCTCCAAATGCGCAGTTTAGAACCCTGCACAGCAAGACTAGCGGCGGAACCCCACGTCCCTCGTCCCCAGCTTCCCGCACCCCATCCAGTACCCGTTACAGTGGTGTCCAATCCCACGTTTACTTGATAAGCCCCTACAACAGACGCGCCTCCGTTACCGCTGTCGCTAGAGGTAGCAAAAACTGGAGTTTCGTCTAATCCGCCCGAAACCGTAATTGTAGCAATATCCGAAACCGTTCGTGCCGTAATGTAGTAAGTGTTCCCATCTTCTACGTGAACTATCTGGTATTCTTGATTAAGAATATTGGAGGTAATCGCACCCCCTAACGAAACTGCGCCGGAGAAGGTTACAAAATCGTTTTCAATCGCTCCGTGGTTAACATCTGTCACAGTGATCGTTGCACAAGTAACCGTGTCTCCGGAAGTATGTGCTGCGGCTGTTGTGCTAAACTGACCTCGAACACATCCGGTTAACTGGCTTCCTGAGATAGCGGCATATAAAATTATCTCAGAGTTTATCTTAATAAACCCGGTACTCGGAAAGCCGGATACACTGGTAAGAGTAATTTCGGTTGCAGAGATTGCGACGTCTGCGCCAAGGGTATTAGCTGCCGCAGAAAAAGTTACTGCACCGGCAGCGGTGGTCTCTCTAATAGGCGTAATGTCAAAAAATCCGCCCCCTTCGCTAACATAATACTTTAAGTTCGTACCCGTGCCAATATACCGTTCCCCTTCAAGAGAAACCCACGGGTGTAAAGCGCGACAAGTTCCTAAAAATGTTGAGCTAGAAAGTTTTTGCCACCCACCAATTTTTTCTGGAAATCCAAAACGAAAACGCACCTTATCACAGTCAAACCAGCCGCCTTCGTTGGTGTACTCTGTTACCTCTCGGTTAATACCGGGTCTAAACTGTAATTTGGTAAGAGGCATGTCATCGTCCCATCGTCAGTTTACTTTAAAATCCAACCTTGAGTTTTAGGGTTTGCGGTATCGGCCTGATAACCTGCTTCATACCAATCGCCATGTGAATACGAGGGGTCTGGTCGTGGGATAGGAGGCTCCCATGTGTAGCTATTCGTATCTAATGTCCACGAGGGATAGGGTTGTACATCGTAGAAAACCGTGCCATTGTAGTGGCCCCCTATTGAAGCATAGTTTTTACGCTCTCGCGCTTCATCTCCGGTGATAACGGACTGATCCGCTTCGGGTTCCCCTGTTTCTGAATTATAGTAAACACCGCCCTTCATGTTATAGCTAGTTTTTACCCATTCGCCGGGCTCACCGTCGTCGTAAGAATCTATAAAAGCCTGATCTGCTTTAATTATGTCTACAACCCTACCGTCTTGAACTTTTGCGAAATGTCCCATTTTAATACCTTACCCACATAACGTTACGGAGTTAAATACGCGACAACAACGCGGCCACTTCCACCTTGTTTTTGATCCTGACCGCCCGCGCCGCCGCCTGTTCCACTGGACCCGTTTTGATTCACGTTGCCGCCACCGCCGCCACCGCCCGAGCCGTTAGGTGCGCCGTTGCCTATTCCAGCGCCGCCACCGGCGTATTTGGCTCCATTTATAGACCATGTGCGACCGTCGCCGCCGGGGCCTCCGCCGTCGTGGCCAACAGGGCCAGAGCCCGACTCATCAGCTCCGCCTCCACCGCCAGCGCCAGAATCAGTACTTCCTGGAGTGGCTCCACCTGGGTTTCCTTGCCCTGAAATACCACTCCCGGCGTTCTTCACGGAAGGAGGGGAAAAGTCCCCAGGCCAGGTGCCGCCTCCACCTGAACCCCCTGGTTGTGCGTTTGAAAACTGCTGGGCACCTTTGCCTCCGCCCGTACTGCTGGGAAGGCCCGTGAAGGAAGAGGTGCCACCGCGAGCGCGAAACCCTCCGCCTCCAACTGTTACCGTATAGTCTCCAGTGGTAAGGGTTGTCTGGTGAGTAAGCATTCCTCCGCCACCTGCGCCGCCTCCGCCGTGTCCTCCGCCACCTCCGGCGATTACAAGAACCTCGGCTGCAATAGATCCGCTAAGAGTAAACGTTCCCGAAGACGTAAAGGTGTGAAGCGTATAAGAACCTGAAGTAGATATACTTCCACCACTAGCCGAGAAACTAGAAGCGCCATAGTAATCACTAAAAGAAGCTTGCGCTTCAGAGGACTTGCCGATCATATCTCGTATGTCGGCATCGTTTATAGTAACCTCTGTTCCAGAAGACCCGCCGGCCTCCACATGCATTTCGTTTAGAGTTATCTGACCACTACTGGGAAGAGGCATTCTTTATCTCCTCGATTTGAGATTTCAGCTCCTTAATTGCTTCGATCAGCAATCCGTGAAGCTGGTCATATTGAACGGTTTTATACTCAACGCCATCGTCTACTTTAAGCGGTAAAACACTTTCAACGATTGCGCTAGGCAACACTTCTTCGACTTCCTGTGCGATTACACCTGCGGATTTCTTACCATCTGCAATGTATGTAAACGTGTAGCCGTTTAGCTGGCTTACTTTGTCGAGAGCATCTGTAATGGGCTGAACGTCTTCTTTGAGCCGGGCATCTGATATTGTTGTAGAGTATGCTACTACGTTACCATCCGCATGGAAGTCTCCGTCAGATTCGAAACGGAACTCGTTGTTTCCGTTTATATACACATCCATCTGAGTGTTATTAGTAAACGTGATATAATCGGTGCTGTCTAATCCAATGTTAGCAGAGGCATAGACGTTTCCGGTAACATCTACATCACCAGAAGATACAAAGCTTGTTCCTGTGATTGTTGTTCCTGTGATTGCAGCGGTGCTTGCAGCTCCGATAGTAGTGCCGTCAATCGCGCCGCCACCAATGTCTACTGAGTTAGAAACAAGCGAGGTAATAGTTACAGCACCCGTGCTGTTTGCAATCGAGCCTGCCGCTGTACCGTCGTTCGCTTTAAGGTTAGTAACCTCAAGATTGGTTGCTTTTACGCCATCATCTTTTAATAGAACGCTATCAATGGTCACACCGCTACCCGCAGTGGTTTCGTTGACCGTATTTGTCGTAATTGCCTGACCGTTATCTATAATTAAGTTGTTTGACCCAGAAGTGTTTCCGTTGCCAAGGACCTCGGATAAAGTGTCTGAAGTTGCCACCTGCGAATCTACATATGCTTTAATAGACTGCTGCGTAGCTAATTTACTGGCACTGTTCGAAGCCATGTTGTCTTCGTCGAGAACACCGTCCACCGTGGTAGAACTTGCAACATTCAGGCTAGTGCTGGCTGTCAAAGTAGTGAAAGCACCTGTTGAAGCACTCGCCGCACCCACCGTTGCACCATCCAAGCTACCGCCGTTAATGTCGGCAGTGGTTGCTACTAAAGAAGGTGTGGTAATTGCCGTAGCTTGAAGCTTGGTAAAGACATCAGTTGTTGTAGCCGTGGCGCCGCCACCACTGAACTTTACAACCATATCTACGCCCGCAGGGATCTCTAAGTCCCGTCCAGCGTCATACGTGCCTTGAAAAATAAGTATTGAACGGCTGCCAGATAGGCTGTTCCGAATAAAGACAATCTTTTCCGCGTCATTAGGGGTTAGCTGCACATAGGCTGTGCCACCTAAATCACCGCCATCGTTAAACTCGATGAACTTATTGCGACCGTCAGAAACCGTTCCATCACTAATTGCTAGTGTGTTGGGAGAGCCGGAGCTTCCCGTGGCTGCCAGAGTTACGGTAACTGCACCGTTGATCGCCTGGTCAATAATATCAAAGTTTGTATTTGTGGTATTGCCCCAGGTTCCCGATTGTTCGCCGGTCGCTGGTTTTTCAATACCAAGGTTTACTGTATAGGTACTGGCCATTTCTAAAATTCCTTATGCGGCTACCCGCATCCAACTCGCATCTTGTGACGGAACTTCTCCCGACCAAGAAGGCGTTTGACTTGGGTTCGTGTTGTTATAGCTTGGATTTTGATTTGGAACAAGTCTGCCGTACACCTGCGCACGACCAACTTCTCCTGTTGCACTAACTCCGGTGACATTAACGGTGGCGCCACTGATAAAGACAATGCTTCCGACTTGCCCTGCTCCGGCAACGCCGCCGACATCCGCGACAACCCCCTGTTTCACGGCGGCGGAACCTACTCCACCCGTGGCAGCAAGCCCCGTGACGGGGAAGGCCACTTCCTCGTTAATATCAACTTGACCGATTTGCCCCGTAGCAGACACTCCGGTAGCTGTTGTCTGTGCCTTGCCCGAAATGCTTACAGATCCGACGGCACCTGTTCCAGCAATTCCCGTTACAGAAACATCTATAGAGGGCTCACCTGTAGCTGATCCGACGGCACCTGTTCCAGCAATTCCCGTTACAGAAACATTAGCTTTGCCGGTAGCATCTAATTGTCCTACCTGACCCGTGGCCGCAACCCCCGTAGTATCAGCACCTACCACAACAGAAATGGTAGCTGATCCCACGTTTCCGTTGGCGGCAATCCCGGTTGTAGGGGTGCTTGCCGCACCTTCTACCGTGGTTGAGCCCACCTGACCCGTTGCAGAAACGCCGGTAACAGCAAAACTAGCCGCACCTGTTACTGAAACAGAGCCTACGTTTCCTGTAGCAGAAGCCCCCGTGACGGAGACATTGATCCGAAGATCGGCAGTAGCCGAGCCAACTTCACCCTCTGCGAATACACCTGATATACCCGAAGACCACGCGCCTTGCCCCCACGTACCTCTACCCCAGCCTGTTTCAGAAACGGGGGAGGCCGTAGCTGGGATGCTAAGGCTAACGGATCCAACTTGCGCAGTCGCAGGTACGCCCGTTGGAGAAACAGCCGCAGTTGCCGCCGCCGTCACGCTCCCCACGCCCCCAGAGGCTTGAAGCCCGGTTGCTGGCGTGTTTGCTTCGGCGGTAGCGGTTACTGACCCAACAGAGCCCGTAGCACTTGGAAGAGCGGTCTGAGACCACGATCCTTCGCCCCAACCTAAGCGACCCCAGCCGCTTATTGGAACGGTGACGTCGGACATTACGCTATGCGAATAATCGCGTTACTTGAGTCGGCTGTTGGGAACACGACGGTAAAGTCACCTGCCGTAGCAGTTTTGTCTTCACCAAAGTCCAATACTACTACTGTTGGATTTGTAACAGAAGTCGAAGTAGTGTTCGGAGTAGTGTTGTAGATCAACGCGCCACGAGCAGTGATTGTCACCGTTGAGAACACTTCATCTGCAAAATCAGTAAAGGCCGTGGTTCCAGAAGTAGTTGGATTTACGCTTGTAAGCGCTTGACCTCCAGCACTGTAACCTGTCCCCGACACTTCGTTAGTGGCAGTATAGGCGGTTGTTGCCGCCGTAAAAGACGCCGAGTTTGTGTAAAGGGCAATGTTAAAAGTATCACCAGTAGAGGAGTCAAAATCGTGTACGCCATAAAGAAGCTCGTTCTTAAAGGACGTACACATGAAGTTTCCGCTAAAAGCCATGTTATAGTTTCCTTATCAGTTCAGCAAGCTCCTTGTGGCCTGCATCAGTTAGTGCATTGTACACGGTTGTTCTATCACCTTTTATTGCTTCGCGCATGTAATTTTCTAAAACTTTTACAAGCTGTCCACGAAAGGCATGGGCTTGAGCCCGAATTGCAGGGTTTGCGTCATCGCTAATTGATATTATTTTATCAACTGCTCTGTGCGCAATTTCCTCTGGGGTAAACCCACGTCCTTGGGTGGTGTGTACGTCCACTTTAAACGCTGGGTTTACGTTCATATCAAGTGCTGGAAAACTCATTGTTTAGGCCTTATCACCATTCCAGTTCGATACTCATCGGTTACTTCTTTCGATTCGCCAAGCATTTTCAGCCCAGTTATCGCTTCCACAAACCGTTTTTCATATTGCTGCATTATATCTGGCTCACCTTTCATATAGATGTATGCCTCAATTAAGCTGCCATATAAAAGCGCTAATTGAGCGTTTTCGCTCAACCATGTTGTTCCACTGCCGCCAGATAAAGTCAAACTTAGCGGACGATAGAAGTAATGTAACTCAACCGCAGAGTTTGCGTTTGGAGTCGGTCCAATAATGAAGTTATCTACGTCAAAAACGGCATAATAACGAGGGTTTCCCGTCGTAGCGGGGTTTGGATTAAAGCTTTGAACAAAATCCGCGTCTTTAAAGTCTAAAAACACCTGATTTGAGCTGCTATCTGTAAAAGATAGCGAAAAAGGTGCTAAAAAGTCACTTGGGCACGCTAAATACTTGTTAGAAGCGGTCATTGTGCCGCTCACGTTCTTACGAAACAGGCTTAATTGAACGTTTTTTAGTATTCTTTCTTCTGCCTGAACGATAAACACGGGTATATTGTTCGTAAAAGACGTTTCATCATACTCGGTGTAGTCTTTTATGGCTTGAGTTAATTGATCGTATGTAAAACTCATGTCGTCACCGTCACTTGACCAACCTTACCGAACGATTGTACCGGTCCAAGGCTGGGACTTTCTATCAAAGGGACCCCCACAAACACATCCAGAGGCTCGATTCGGTCGGGTCTTGCGTTTTTCAGAGCTTCCGGGTCTACAACCTTGCGAAATGGCCCTAGTTGAGGGTGTTTTGGCTCGTATTGGTCTGGACCAACAAGCAATCCGTTCCATTCACGCTTCATTACCCGATAAGGGTAACGAAAACCTGATCGGTCACAAATTGCATACGAGTCTTTTCCGGAAGCAAACTTAGACATCTATCCGGCCCTGTAATACTCATAGCTCGGGACAACATTAAACGAAGAACGGTCCCGATCTTCTGTTGCGGCGCGGTCAAACTCTTCTTCGTAAACGGCTTTTAGCAGTTGAACGCGGTTTGGCGCTCTTTTCAGAGCAATGTAGTACGCTAATCCTGCTGCTAAACACGGATAGAACCGAAAAGGCATATCCATAGTGTTTGTGTATATGTCCGCATCGTCCATACGGGTTAACGCATCATATATGATGGTATCCGTAGTGTTCTCTGGGACAGGCCAAATCTTTAAATTTGGTGTAGTTTGCCGATCCAAGAAAAATTGATTGGGGCGCCCCTGAGTTGTCTTATTGGGGATGTTTAAAAACTCGTCCCGACTTAGGCGATCTAAGGAGTAATCTGTTCCATCCCTTCGACAAATAACCGACAAAACGTCAATAACATCTGCCCCTAAATCATATTCTCCATCGGCAACCACCAAAGTAACGGTGCGCTGCTTTATGGTCCACTGATTTAAGCCGCGATTTGCCCAGTCCGCCAACAAGAGATTGAGCGAACGTTTAGCGGTTTTGAGGTCATACCCAGTACGAACCTCAAGTCCACATCGCTCAAACGCTTCTTCAACGTAATCAGCAACGTCCAGCTCAAAATCTTTGCTGCCTGAAGTGGCCATTTTTTATTCCTAAGCGTTACGAACAGCGGGTTTGTTTTTACCCACCATACCACCGCGCCGCATTTTCTTAACCATGCCGCCACCGCGCATTTTCTTAACCATACCGCCGCCACGCATCTTCTTGACCATGCCGCCGCCACGCATTTTTTTAGGTTTCATCGCCATTTTTAAGTTTCCTATATAGTTTTTCCCGCTTATCATAAATTTCACGGGCGTTATACTGACTATTATATATATCATAATAGCCTTTTTTATCCAGCTTGTCTGCGGCTCCTTGCAACTTAGACAACCTCTGAACAAAAATCATTGCATATTCAGCATCTATGTGAGGCTCAAAGTCCACATCCTGCACGAAATCACTCTCTTCGTCGTGCGGGTGAAAACCCATTACCCATATATCTTTATCTATAAACATCCCATCAGAGATTACGTCATTTAATTCATCTAAATAGGTGTGGAACACCTCGGGATCTTCTTCAAACTTAAAATCAACAATAATGGCCAGCTCAAAATTGTCGTCAAAGTGCGATATAGTGTTGTATAGACCTTGCTTGTTACTCTCATGCTTAAACAAGACAGCTACGTTGCCTTCCACCCACGCTTGACGAGCGTAAGGACAAGGTGGCAAACCCTTAAAGTGCGGGCTCGGCTTTGCCAAAATACTAGAAGACCAGTCTACTAGCTCTCGATAAACCGCTCTTTCTATTTCTGCCGAAACCATTACCGAGAAACCGATCCTTTGGTGTGCTTACGACGGTTATTAAGTACAATTCCACAACCACGAGAAACAGCGGTTCCTTCGGGTTGGCTGCCTCGATACGGGCGTTTTGCTTTTGTTTGAGGAACAGCGCCGCCTGCTGCCATTTTTCTTACTTTTGCGCGCTCAGTATTAGAAACAACCTGTTTACCTTTAGCGCCCTCTCGTTTTTTCTTACGGGCCGTAGCTGCGCGCTCTGATTTACTCAAACTTTGCGCCTTACTACGAGGAAGGCACCGGTCTGGATTTTTCTTGTTTTTAGACGTGCCACATTTGCCAGCAATATTTCCGCTGCTGTCAATTCTAACCCAGTCCTGGTCAACCCAGTCTTGCAGCTCTCCCATAATCAGCCCTTTTTCTTGCCGCGTTTAGCACCTTTTGCATAATTCGGATCTTTACAATATTTCGACGCCGCCATGTTTGCATACGCGCTGGGATACGTGTCAAAAGTTCTTTCTGCCCAGGCTTTGCCCGCCGGACAAATCTTACTGCCCTTGCTCTTTGAGGAAGCCCCTTTTCCTTTACGAGAGTACGCCATAATTTACCAAGCCTTACAGGACCAATACCGTGCGCTAAACTTATCTTTTGCGGTGTCACAGGAATGACGCGCTCTGAAGTTTTTTCTGCGACCTGGTTGGTCTTTTTTGATAGACATGTTTGGATCCCCAAACCTGACAAGTTTAATTTCGCTGCCTTTTTTAGCTAAAACAGCGCTTTTCTTTGATTTACCGGGTGTTCTTTTTGGCTTGTTATAGCCTGCAAAAGTTTCGCCCCGATAGCTGATCCTCCCAGAGGGAAGTCTTTTGGCGTCTTTTGTGGTAGCCATTATAAAACATCTCCGTTTTTAATGTAAATAATGTCCATTCCAGCGCCAATCGCTATGTCAGCGCCAGAGCTATCTCCGATACATCTTATTTCAAGGTCTGTTTTTTCTTCGAATTTAAGAGGAATTTTATACTCCTGATTATGTCCGCTTTCCGACTTAACAAACTTATCCTTTACCTGGAAAACTTCTCCAAACGGACGCGCCACAAAATGTATTGTAGCGTACTTGTTGTTTTGAGTAGTAGCTACCGTTATATCTGTTTGATACATATATGCCGTGTAGCCTGCGGGAACTGTCCATAACGCCATAAGCGTTTGACCGTCTCCTGCCGCTATTGTTGCGTATTTATTTGCGGGAACACCGCTAGTCACGGTTCCCGTTCCTGCATAAATTACACCCGCGTTTGTTCCGCCAGAACCGGCAGATCGAACAACCATGCGATATATACGTAAAAAAGAATTTGTGGTGTTGACGGCTGTTTGCCCGTCCAACGTCACTGTTTCTTCTATTTCGTTATAGTCAGCATCTAATCCGAACAGTTGAACCGTTCTAGCCCCCGTGCCGGCAGAATCATCCGCGGTAGAAGAACTAGAAACTTTCAACACAGTTGCCGCCGAAAGATAGCTGTAAAGGCCACCTTCCGCCCAAACTGTCTCTAAGCTATCGTCTACGTCTGGATTAAATCCAAACTTAAAAACAGATTCATGGTAAGCAACCTGACCACGAGCAACTTGAAGCTCAAACGGCTCGCTAGTTCCGACTCGGGATATAGAGCTTACTTCACGAGACATGCTTTACTCCTAGCTATAGAATATGGTCATCGCCGTAACGTTTGTTGCGACGCTCACATATAGGTCATCCGTGAACAAGACGCCCTCATCAGGTATGTTTACGGAATGTGAATCTGAGGCCAAGAAATCAATATCTAAAACCGTAGACCCGCCGTTTCCATCTGTCAGCGTTAACCGACCTGCACCGGCCCCCGTCAAAACTTGTATTTGACGAAGACGAGAGCGGCCAATACTAGCCGCTCCGGTCCCGGTCAGACGCTTTGTTTTTACGTCTGAGTTTGCCATTATTCACTCTTCGCTTTCTTAGCTTTCTTAACAGGAACCTCCTCCCACGCCTCGTTTACGTCAGGCGTAGAAGGATCATCCGCTTTTAGCGTTCCATCTTTGTTACGGGCGCGAACCTTCTTCCGAGGGTTCATCATGTGTAGTTTACCCATGATTAGCCTATGAAACGGCTGCGCTAAATGGAGTTGCCTCTGTTCCTGTAGCCGCTTGGTTAATCACAACACGAAACACGTTAGACGCAACATCTTGAAGTTCAATCTGACCGCCTAAAATGCCGCCAGTTGTAGATCCATCAAGCGTAATTGTGTCTGAAGTTGCTGCGGTTTCAAAAATAGATGCCGTAGCGCCTCCATCGTTAGCCACTACTGCAACGCCTGCCATTGTGTCATCCCCGTTGGCAACCTGAATAATGTAATTATTAGAGGTAACGGTTGTTTGAACGAAAAACCGATACGTGTTTCCCGTTCCTGATGCAGCAGGAAGAGTTACAGTAGCACCTGAAGCAACATTTAAGTTCATGGTGCGACCTGCGTGAGAAGCTGCGGTCAAAGTGACGTCCCCGGTTACAGATACCAGAGAACCTGATCCACTAATAAAACCCGCAGTAGAGGTCACTGGACCTGAAAATGTAGTTGAAGCCATAATATATTACCCTTTGCACAAGGTTTCGCTCCGTAGTCTGTGCAATGTCAGGAGGGCCGTGCCTGTCTACGAAGCTTCTGTTAAGCCCTGAAAAAGCTATAACCCAGGTTTAGAAAAAAAGAAAGAGGGGTTTAATCGGTCTTACAGGTATAGCTTATTTTAAAACAGACCCAATCTCGATTACTTTTATTTTGAGCTATTTTGTACCTTAAACTGGATCTAAAAATTAAAAGTTTGTTTTCTTCTGGTTCAAAAGAAAAAGACCCTGCCCCAGAAGCGGATAACGGCGGGGTGTCAAACACATCCGAAGGGTTTTTAAAAACAACGTCTCCGCAACCCTTGCTTGTTTGAAGGTAATACAGAAGGCTAAAGTCAGAGCCAGAATGGTTGCAATATTCTTGAGATTCTCCTGGCGGCACAACGTTAATTTGAAAATCTTGGCAAGAAATCTTCTTAAAGGGTACGCCCCAGTTTCTACTAAACGCTATCGTTTTATTTCCCAGTAATTGAATTAGCTGCAAAACTACCGGATCTTTGTCTTGCTCTGGTCGATAAGGCATTTTAGCATTGTAAGCTTTATCAATCAGACGCTCATTATGCTTCTGAAGATCCACTAAGGTTTCTTCAAAGACCAAAGTTGGAAATAATATGTGTACCGACATAGCCGCCCCTGCTTACAGAATAAAAAAAGGGGGCCCGAAGGTCCCCTTTTCTTGTTTAATTGAGGAGGAAAGTTATGAAAAAAACTTACAACCTTCCTATAACACAATTTACGCTGCGCCGGGAGTCCCAAATACGCAACGCCAGTCAGAAACGCCGAAGCTGTAACGCTCACGCGCTTTGAAGCGCATGTTACCAGTGTCAAAATCCCCTTCCATTGCCGTTTTAATTGGCGAACGGTTGAAGTATTTGAAGCCGTTTGGAGCGTCAGTCTTGATAAAGAATGCGTCTGTGTCCGTTAGGAAGTGGTTAACCACTGCACCTTCTGGAAGCATTCCCATAGACTTCATGGCGTTCAGATCGTTGTCTGCTGTTGCAGAACGTAGGTTAGAGTTGATTACACGCTCTGCAATGAATTGCAGTTCTTTAGGAATAATCAGCTTCATGCCACGAACGGCAATTTTTAGACCACGCTCGTCAGTCAAACCAGCAATGTCGATTAGCATTTGCTCAAGCGAAGTTTCGTTGAGGTCAGCCGCAGTAGACAGCAAGTTACGCTGATTACCAGACAAAGAAGGGTGTGCACTCGAACAAAGCGCTGCACCGTCACCAACAGGTGAACCAGTAGAGAACGCATTGTTTAGAATAGACGCCGCTTTGATTTGCTTAGTCTGAGCCATAGAACGTGCCAGCGCTTTCGTGTAACGAGACGCTAGACGGTCATATAGGTTGTCTTCGACTGCTTCTTCAGTGATTGAGAAAGCAAGTGCGATAGTTTCGTGAGTGTAACGAGCAGTGTATGTTTCTTGTGCCTCGTCAAAAGAGATGGCAGTGCCTTCGCCTTTTGTTGGTGCAGTAGAGAAACCACCGAGCATTACTTCTTCTTCAAAGGCGCGGTCAGAAGACTCTTCTTCAAAGATTTCAGAATGCTCATTCTCGTAACGGTTATATTCGAGCCCGAACAAGGCGTTAAGGCCGGGTTCCAGCTCTTTCGCTAATTGTGCGCGAGAGATAGCCATAGTTTAAGCCCTCCTTATAAGCCTGTGGAGTCCGCAGTGGTTTGAGAATCAAACCGACGGGTTCCAGCGTTAAAGTGTGCGTTCAAACGAACGAGAAGCGGAATACCAGCGGCAGTGTAGTCGCTGTTTGCTTCGTCATCCATAATGCCTACGATACGCAGCGGCAGAGTTGCCGTTACCGCAACGGAAGCTACGTTCAAAGCAGAATCGGACGAACCCGTATTGGTAGAACCAGTACGAGCTGACGTACCTAACGAAGCGTTTGCGAACACAGTCGCAAGTGCAGTCGAACGGTCAGTCAGAGACGCGTCAGACGCCACTTTAAACAGTTGGTTAGGATTGTCAGCAACGAACGCCTTTACAGGGAAATTCGTGTCTACGCTGACAGAACCCGATCCGGGCCAGTAGTTAATGAATACAGGTTTTTTCTGTACCGAGTCTTGGTACTCCACACCCATCAGGACACCTAGCGCCTGCGTAGTGCCACCATTGGTAGCACCAGCATAGTCGATAACGCCGTCCGCAGTTGGAACAACGATACCGTACTGGAAGATCGCATTGGTGTTGTTAGAAGCGATTTCGTACTGGGTTACACCAGTAGAGTTGGCACCGCTACCAACAAGCCCGACAGGACGAAGACCATAGGCAGTGCTTGCGTTTGCCATTTTTAGTTTCTCCTATTTGGGCGGCCCTTATGTTTTGGGGCCACCGAAGGTTACACGAGATTGACGATCAGGTTTATTGATCGTCATGGTTGAATGTGCATTCTCGCGCATCATGTCTGAGTCGACTGCTTGCATCTGGTCCCGATTACGTTGATTAAAGTAGTCGGTTCTTTCTGTAATAGTCTCCACAGGGATCCGTGCGAGAAGCAGTCCGCCTACTCCAAACACACCTTCATACTTACCTGATTCCACAACGGGAGCTTCAAAATCGGGGTATTCGTCCGCACGGACAAGTTCCCAACCTTCACGAAGCTTAGCACTAACGTTTTTCGTATCATCAAAACCACGCGTTTCCGCACGGATCCAACGATGCTTAAAACCGTCAGGCGCAGGTGGTGCGTCTAACATTGACGGGGGAGCCCAAGGCTTACGAACAGCTTGTTTCTCCCTAGATTGGTTAGCGCGAGAAGCTCGATTGATGGCTGTTCCATCTTGTTTAATTTGGTCTGACATCTGCTTACTCCTTCACGTATTTCGCATATTCTTCTAGCGGCACACCCAGTTTCTTCGCTATTGCGACTTGGCTCGGGGTGAGTCGAACCTTTTTCCCACTGCGCCCAGAACTTGTGTTTCTCGACGCACCAACAACCGTCTGAGCGGCTCGTTTGTTAGCGGTCTTTCCACCGATATTGAATTTATCAGATATGCGGCGGTCGAGTTCATTATAGTAGTCATCGCTCTGCGGGTCAAACCCTTCTTCTTCGACGAGCTTCTTATGTATGCCAAAAGCAGCATATGTCATGGCTTCATCTTGGCCAAACCAAGAATTTTTCAGTGCCCAGTCCTCGGCCTTGGGGTCTGGTCGGGTGGGCTGCTGAGCCGGCATGGGCTGCTGTACTTGTTGCTGCGCGGCAGCTTCTTGCTGCTGCTGATAACGTTCTTGCTGAACTTTTGCTTGTTGAGCGCGGTCCGCTTGAATGGCTAAATTGGTTAGCTTTCGCTGAGCTTCAACAGTTTTCTTACTGTCTCCAATCTCAATCGAGCGCGCCAAATCTGCTTCGGCACGTTCAATCTCACCCTGTACCCGGGTCGTGTACTCGTTGACGTAATTAGCGTCCATAGAGTCTACGCGCTGTTTTAGGCTTTGCGCCTCTGTTTGAACAGCTTGAGCGTAACGAATAGCTTCTTGCTCTCGGCGTTCAGCCTCGCGCATTTTCTTTGTTAAACGGTCAATACGTTTTTGCGTAGAGGTTTCCGCTTTGCGAAAGTTTTCATCCGAACCATCGTCGTCAGAGGCAGCAGCCTCTACTTCAATTTCCGTATCGGGTTCTTGCTCGCTTTGTGCTAAGTCGAGCTGATCTTCTTCTTGTTCTAGCATGTCTCGCCTTTATAAATGGTGAATGTCTTCAGGGTTTAAAATGGTGGCCAGTATCTCATCATCATTGAGAATACGGACCTCTCCGCCATCAATCTGGAAACGAGATCCAGCATAACGGGCAAACATTACCCATTGCTTTTCCTCGCACCACGGACCGGACGGAAACTTTTCTGGATCCTTGTACGCCAAGGGTCCCACTTTTAAAACATAACCTACCTGTGTAGAAATCTGGCTCTTCTCTTGGACTTCGCTGGGCAAGAAAATGCCTCCCGCAGTCTTAGCTTTGCCTTGGTAAGGTAGGATTAGAATACGCCAGCCTGTAGGCTCTGGCATTCTTTCAAGAAGACTCGCACCAATCGCATCTGGATCTAGGCGAGGTTTTTCAACGTAAGCGTCGGCAAGACTTGCTTTTTTCTTGTCGTCACTTTCTTTTTTTATTGCGGCTGCACCTTCGGCAACCGAGGCCAAATCAATCTTGGCTTCTTTAGTCATTGGATCGCTCCTGTTTATCTAGCAGGCCCTTGAGTTCCTGTTCCACGTGATTAAGGCAATCAAGATTGCCCATAAGCTCACGATAATGCTCTATCGACTTTACATTACCATTCTGCATGTAGTCAACGCAACCTTGGCGTCGTTCTCGAATAATTCGAAACACCGCCTCGGCAATGTATATTTCATCCATTCAGTCCTCGCATTTAATCGTCAACACGAGGGCCCTAGCATAACTTGTATAAGATAAGCTAGGACAAAATGTGTTTTTATGGGACTTCTGGGTTACATAGACGCTCATACGTGTCGTTATGAGCGGCAAGCTCTGTCAAAAGTGCCCTGTCATTTTCCAACAGCCAGTCAACGGTGTTGGTGCTGTCAAAATAGTAAGGATTGGCTACATCACAATAGCTATCCGTCATTTTTGTCGTTGCGCACCCACTTAGAAGCCCTGCTGCGCAGACCATTATCGTCCAATGCTTGCACTTCATCTTTAATGTCCCGTGAAATTTTTATTTGGTCGAGCCTACGTTTTGTTTCCTCGGCTTCGGCTCGTTCTAAGGCGGACTTAATGCCCGCATTACGCCAGCCTAAAAGCCCTAAAAGCAAACCTACGGCAAGAATGCCGTAGATTTTAAATCGAATAGGGATAAGGCCCAGCATCTATCTTACACCTTCAGCCCATTTAGCAAGACGCTCCCGCATTACCCAAATGCTGAAGAGAACCCCCAGACCAACAAATCCGAGAACTATGTACTGTGCTGTGCCGTCTAGCATAGTTAAAGCACTGGCCGCGGCTCCCGCCTTTGTACCAATGTCCATAGCGCTGGCCTGCATGGTCTTAGACTGAACCGGAGACTTACGCTGTGGCGCAACCGCTGCTGCGGGCTCGCTCTTTAACCAAGAGCTAACCTTAAATCCCGGACAAGCTTTGGCGTTAGTGAGGTCATTATGACCAACAACGTTAGTAATAGTGGGATGTTCTGCCTTTAAACGACCTATTAACTCTCTGAGTGCAAAGCCCTGCTCTGGAGTAAAGTTTTTGGAAAAAGGATCAAAGCTTCCGCTTCCGTGTCCCCCCACGAGTGAGATCCCAATACTTCTGGAATTATACCCTTTCGCATGAGCCCCAGTGGCCTCAACTGGGCGTCCTTCTGCTATCTCACCTTTGCGTGAAATGCAAAAATGATAACCGATGTCTGACCACCCATTACCCTCTACGTGCCACCTCCTACACTCTGCGACCTGCTCTTCAAAGCTGTTATTTTCCATCCATTCGGGACGAGTAGCAAAACAATGTACTACGATTGTATCAATTTTACGCATAGTAAAACTCCTATCTGTTAATGAGCTTATCCTCAAGATAACGGATTGTGGCATGAGCCTCGGCTAACTGAGCCTTAACTTCAGCCATTTCAATGAGAAGTCGCTCAACTTTCTCACGAAGATCTTTATTTTCGTCATGTAGGGTTTCCACTTGATCTTCCAAATTTTCCCTAAATGCTACTCTTTCTGCTTTTTCATTCTTCTTAGTTTCTGCTGAAAGCTCTGCCCTCATCCGAAACCAGCTCCAAAGACCCGCGGATCCCGCCAGACCAATCAGAGCAACTGCAATAGATGTCCAGTCCATACTTACCACCTAGTCGAGTTCGTGAATCCAAAATAAGCTGCTACAATAGCAGCTATGCTCACATAGTAAATATTAGACATGCTGGCGAGCAAAGTTCCCGCATCTTTTAGTCCTAAATACTCCGTGAGAATTACTCCTAAAGGAAAAACCAATATACCCATAAGAGAAAACCACGCCATACGCCGCTGAGAGTCGCGTTTCGAATCGGAATCCAACATTTTACGGCGAAGGTCTTCGAGCATAATCTCGCGCTCTTCTGGATCAATTTGCCCATTTCGGTTAAGATCATATTCTTCGGTAGACATTTTATTATCTTAGCGGATTAGTGGATAGCTCGTCAAAAGCTTTCCACAAATCGTTTACCTCTGTGTTTAAAGTATTAAGCTGACCGTCTAAATTATCTGTAATTGTAGTTGAGCGATCAATCCGGCTGCGCATGTCCAACAGCGTGCCTTGTTGCTCTAAAATCGTGGTCATCTGGGTCTGGATCTGTGTCAAAGAAGAGGATAAGCCTCGGACATCATTATCCGCGATTGCCTGCTCTAAAGTCTGGATCCGACTGTCTAGCTCAAGCAACGGCTGAACAGACTCTTCCACGTCGTTAAAACGTGAAATAGCATCATAGCCAAAGTAGATTGCACCGCTGATTGTGCTAAACAGAGGTACAACCGCGGCCAACGCCCAACCTGACAGGTTAAACCCTGCGATTTTTATTGAAGTGCCGCTGTCAGCCATTTTATCTTAGATAGGGGTTATGCCCGACGCTGGACCATATATCCATTGGCGTCAAAGTTTCATCGGTGAAATAGTTGTGGAAACTAATCCAAGTCGAAGACGCATCGAACTCCAACAATAGCTTATCAATATCTTGTGCGTAACTAACCGCGGTGTAGCTGGCCACGGCCATGTTATTTGCAGCCGCGAAATTATCAATGGTCTCGGTAATATTCGTATTATTGGCTGCCGATAAGAAGGCGCCCGCCTGCTGAGCATAGTCCTCTACTGCATCTAACGAATTATTGAAGTTGTCAACATCCGCTTGAGCGATGGTCATATCTGTGGTTTCGAGCGCAGCCTGAGCTTGTAGCTTCTCGTCAGTTGTCTCTGCGGTGGACGCGATTTCAGCTACCGCGGATACTTCGGCTAAAACGGCAGTGGCTTCTACCAGGTCGTCAATAGCCAAACTCATGTTGTCTAAAGCGGTTGCAGCCTCATCTTCGAACACGTCCTTAGCTTTGAAATATTCGGCATCCAAAACGGCCTGATACGCCGCGTTGTAATTTTCGACCATAACATCAGTAATGTGCGCGGTCGCAACCGTGCCATCCGAAACAATAGAGCCGCCACTGGCCCTAAGACTGATCTCTTGTGCTATACTGTTGGCTAGGGTCAGTTTGTTATTGATCTGATTCGCTTGCCACGTCAGGTCTTGCATCGTCGACTCCGCGAAGACTGGTGCGGAAACGCTCACTAATAGGGACGTTGCTAGTAGCTTCTTCGATTTCATCTAGGTCATCTCCTATTTGCAAGAATGCGTTCCAAAACGCCTGATCTGCATAATAACCTACCACAAAAACCCCCGGATTTCCACGCATCATTTCAAAAGCGGGCCTTCCAGTTAATAACTCATTTTTATTTACATCAAAAATAGGACAGGGCGTTGACGCCAATGCCATCGCTTTAAACACCTGTGGTGACGAACACATCACAGAAATGCCTGAAATCTGTAAACCCAAGCCCCCTACTTGTTGTGGGGCTCCCAAAAGCCGCGCATTTTTACGCCTATTGCACTCGTCGTCCTGGGTAGCGCTACCTTCGGCAATGCCAAATAAGCTAACCTGCATTCCACTGCTGTTAGGAATTAGACACGAATCGTTTCCCCCGCCTCCCATAACAGTTGGAGCCATAGCCGTAGGGACGGGATTTGATAGCGCGCCAGGAGCCCCGGAATTGTAGTTATTCGTCGTCGAGTCGGTATTATTGTTGGAGTTAGACGTGCTATCATCACCGATATTGGTGACGTTATTTAAATCGCCGGTTACGTCTTGTGCAAAAGCTCCAGACGCAAATAATATCAGTACCAGGCGCCACATGTGTCAATAAGTGGTCTAAGTGAAGGGTCCATGCACATCAACTTAGTTGCCGCCTCGTCGTCGCCAATATACCGCAACGTCTGAGCATCAAGGTTACGTTGACATCTATTGTTACCCTGCGGGCAAGCCGAAGGATACGAAATAAAATCCGGCATGTGAAATTGCGTAGACTCACACCCGGCAACCAATAGTGCCAGGGCTCCCACCAACCCTGCGCGCATAACTTAGTAGCCTACGTGCATTGTGCCTTTAATAGCAGCACCCGTTCCACGAGTTTTTACCTTACGTGGCTTGTCACCCGCCATAGGAGCAGGAGCAGTCTTTCCGTAAGGAACGCGGCCTTGTCCTTTGACATCCGCATATTCAACAGCTTTAGGAGCTTTACCTGGCGCTGCGCCGTTCACTTTTACTGTACGGTTTTTCATGGTTTCTAGTTTCCTTGTTGTTTTAATAATTCGCGCTGCATTGCGGCGTCGATACGTGACGCCGTTTGACGCTCTTGAGAAGCCAAACGTTGCTGGAATTGCTGTGAGCGCATTTGCTGGTTTTGCGCATCCAACTGTATTTTGGCCTGGTCGATCTGCTGATCGGCCTGTGCCTCTTGAGCCTTCTGTTGCAACTCGGCTTCCTTGAGCTGAACAAGAGGATCCGGGGCCCCCGCGCCAGAAAGCTGCTGCGATAGCTGGCGAACTTGCTGCAAGCCCTCCGCAACAAACTGTGCAGTAGCCTGCTCCATCTGCATGACAGACTGAGGTGTTTCTGGTTGACCCGCCATCTGCTGAGCCGCTTGTTCGCGGGCCGCGATCTGTACATGCTCCATAATGTGCTTTTGTAAGTTCATCGCAATCATAGGCATCTGAGACACCATCGGAGATACACCAAAGACTAAGTGAGCCGTAATGTGAGCCATGTGGTTCTGACCTTCGAACGCGGTCATCGGCAACTGGTCCAAAGCGTTTATGTTCTCTTGTGCCGGATCTAACGGCTCTGGGATCTCCATTGGAGTCGCTTTCATCAAGCGATCTGCATCCGTTACGCCCAATGCCTCATACATATCACGGAATACCTCGTGCATATTATGAAGCTCTGGTGCTTGGGCCGCGAGCTGTAATTTAGTTTGCGCGAGCATAATACGCTGTGACTGGCTAAATACGTTAGGATTACTAACCGGAACAACATCTACACGGTCGTCAAAGTCTTCA